GCCTTTACACTCGTTGTTACCGTCAGCATGGCGTTTGAGAAATTGTTCCAGGCAGTAGGAAACATGAAAACGACCATGATCAGCCTGATGTGCGGGTGCATCTTTGGCAAGTGGTGCAGCTTTGGCGCGCTGTGCAGCTTTGGTGAGCAGTGCAGCTTTGGCAAGGGGTGCATCTTTAGCGAGGAGTGCAGCTTTAGCGAGGAGTGCAGCTACGAAAACGGCGCAGTGAAAAATGGCCGCTATGTCGCTGTGGATAGGATAGGCAGCGCAAACCGAAAAGCCTATTTTTACATAGACGATAACGGCAATATGTTTGTCCGCGCCGGGTGTTGGTTTTCGGCTATGGCGGCATTTAAGGAGCGGGTTAAAAAAGTACACGCCGGAACAATTCACGAAAAAACGTATCTGGCGGCTTGTGACTTGGCAGAACTGATGTTGAAAGGCGGCAATGAGGACTATTTACAGAGTGGCAAAAAAGGAGAATGATTATGGACGAAGCAAAAAACTACCCGCCTTATTTGGATTACCCAAAGCCGTACAAGGCGAAGACAAACGCCGACCGCATCCGGGCGATGAGTGACGAGGACTTGGCAAATTTTTTAACTGGCTTTTCATGGATCACGGAAATTGGTGGCAAAGTTTGCTATAAGACAATCGCTGATTGTCTTCAGCAGCCAGCGGAGGAGACTGACAATGGGTAAAGAATATGTAGCACGTGAAGAAGTGATAAAAATTCTCGAAAAGTATGATCTGTCGGGTGGTTCGACGCTCGGTTATCATAGTGGTGCAATAGAGTGTGCAATAGCCGAGATAGAGATGTTGCCTACTGTCGATGTTGACGAAATGTTTTATTGTGCCCAATGCGATCGGAAGAAGGATAAAACTGATGAATGTTGTGATGTACATATTGCCCATTGGATCAAAGAAAATGATCTTTGTTATGATCCTAATGCCCCTTGTTTCTATGCTGAGTATAGTTGCTCTTATTGTGGGGCATGGGTCAATTGGGTCAATGACGGGCATGGACTACCAGAATATTGTCCTGAATGTAGGAAGAAGATGAAGTCGCCCATATCAAAGCCATCGAAGGAGGAGACTGACAATGAATAAAGAGTATATACCGCGCGAAGCAGTGATATTGGTGGTAAGACACGCATGGGCAAAAGGGCTTGAGCCAACACAATACATTGAGCAAATCCCTGCCCTTGATGACGGATTACTGCTGGTGCTACCATGTAGAATAGGAAATAGTATATATCACATTATTGATAAGTGCACATTACCCGGGGATTGCGGAACAAAACGGATGTGTAACGGGTGCGAATACAGGGATTTGTCTATTGAGGAAACTACATTCCGTCTGTATTTACTGGATGATAATGGGAAGTTGCGAAGAGGTTACTATTGTACCTATGAAGAAGCCGAAAAGGCAAAACATAGCATAGAGAAATTACAAGTCAAGAATACCAATCGGACCAAAAAACGGTTAACGTAAGAAGACCCAGATTTTTTATGGGGTTGGTGGTACTGACAATGAGTAAATAGTATATAAGGATAGAACCACTAAAGGAGGAAAAATGAAACGAGTAATAGCAATAACAATGTTAACCCTGCTGACCCTCGTCCTGTGCGGGTGCGTAAAGGCCGAGGCTGGTATTTATAGGTTCCAAACACTGGAAATGGGTCTATCGTATGACATATATGTTGACACTCTAACAGGGGTGCAATACCTACAACTAAATAATCGCGGCGTATGCGTAGTGGTAGACGCAGAGGGAAGGCCGCTGATATGGGAGGGAGAAAATGCTCTACAACAAGGGCAGACCATACAAGCACGGAAAGAAGTGTTGAAATGATAAAAAACAACCTGAAGAAGCTCCGGGGGAATAGGACGCAAGCAGAAGCGGCGGCTGCGCTTGACATGAGCCAGGGCGTGTACAGCATGATGGAGAGCGGACGGGCGGTGCTGAATAAGTGCGAACTGGTCAAGGCTATGACATACTACGATGTGCCCGCCGAAAAGATATACCCGCCTGATATACTGCGTTTATGTTTCGGCATAGACGCGGCAGAAAAGAAACGCAAACCGACTTCTGCTATGGTGAAGATACCTATAGCGTTGGCGGAACGGATTGACGGATTGATAACCGAGGGCCTTTATTTGAGCCGAACCGACTTTGTAGCGGCAGCTACACGTGAAAAGCTGGGAGGCGATTCAAATGGGCAAAATGCACAAAAGGGCGGAATGGTATCTGTATAACTACCAAAAAGTCAAGGCGCGTGAAGCTAAGACAAGGCAAGAGATTGTGGACGATGCAGTATACGCCGCATACGGTAGCGGGGATAACACCCCGGTCAAGCACAGTGTTAGCACCAGCAAAACGGAATCTGGCGGCATAAGGCTGGCAACGGCAAGGGCAAAAGCCATAAATGAGGAAGATGATCTGTGGATCAAAGCTATTGAGAACGTTTGGTGTGCATATACGCACGAGGACAAAGGCCTGGCCTATTTCATGGAGTTTGGTTTCGGCCTGACTGGCCGTCCGGTGAGCAAAACGCGGGCCGGAGCCGTGCGCGACGAGATAATGGCGGCGCTACACATAGAGCGGGTGCAGACATACTACACATACCGCAACCGGGTAATTGAAACTGTGGTTGAAGAAGCGCTGGAAATCAAGGCGTATAACAAGGCAATAAAAAATAGCCCCCGGTAAGGGGGCTATCGTGTTATTTGCCGAGGTACTTTTTCTTGTACCTTTTCAGTATGTCAGATTGCGCGTCCTTGATTGCTTTAGCAACGTAGGACGCTTTTTCATCGTCGCTCATGCGGGAATACTGCGAGCTGTTGATAGCGTCCTCTGCGGCCGCATACATGGCCCTGCCGTTTTCGATCTTGAAATCGGTGTACTCGTCTGCGGTAAGGACGTATCGCTCATCTCCGCTCTTCAGAGTGCGATATGGATAGTTCGACGGAACGACAGAGGGGTCCTGCGTCACCGAATACAGGCGGGTCAGCTCCACATCAACAGGGGTCATATCAACCTTATCAAGGTAGCCGGGCAGTATGGTTTGCTCTAACAGACGGACAAGCCAGCTATGCTCGTTTATCTCCTGTTCGCCCCATATATTAACATAGGGCTGCAAGTCACTGGCAAGGCCGGGTATCTTCGCCTGCATTTTATTTGTTACTTTATCCAAATCCTTACCGAGCTCGGAAGTGGGGTCGCCTACGGTATCGCGGCGCACCGGGTCTATCGTCCTCGCAATCTGACCGCCAATGGTAGGAACAAACTGGCTTGCATAGCCCCTGCCTGCGGTGACAAGAGCCGCGCCTATGAGGCTGTTGCCGTCACTCCTCGCATTGGCCACGGCTTCAAGCGTATCCTGTAAGCCCTGCAACATACTCATTTCCACAAGCGGGTCTGTAATTGATGAGAGAGTGCCAAGGAAAGCATCAATGTGGTCGCCAACGGTCTGTGCTTCGTCGCTGCTGCCGCTGCCATCTATCAACTCTTGCAGGGCAACACCCATAAACAGGGGGATTGACGCGGGAGCCGCCCAGTCAATGGTCATGGAGCTGCTGCCGGGTAAATTAAGAGCATATTCCTGTTTGCCGAGATCGCTTTGGTAGTACTTATCTTCGTCATTATCGCCACCGCTTATTACGCCAGACTTCGCAAGGAAGTAGCCCAATGCCATAAGGGAAGAACCTACAAGGCCAGAGGACATTTTATCAATGGCTGTCGAAGCGTCCATCTTTCCTGCCTTAACATCGGTGAGCATCTGTCCGGTGCCTTGTATCAAGCCGATGGGTGAAAACTCAACCCCACGGGCAAGGACGTTTAAGGGGGTCTTCTTAAACGGTACAGTGCCGCCTACAAGTATCTTTGTAGCAAGGTTCTTATTCTCTATCTTCGTCATAGCGTCAGCAAGAGAATTTGCATCGTGGAAGGTTGAACGCTTCGCTTCGTTGATGGCGTAGCTCATGCACTCTGAGCGCTGCTTTGCCGTCATGGTGTCAGGAGTGTAGCCCCGTGCTGTCATAATCTGCGCAAAGGAACGCTTGTACTGCTTTTCAAGGAATACGGTGTCGCCCTTACTTAATGCCCAATCGGTAGCCTCACGCCACTTCTCAACAGGCTTAAATTTGAATATCTGCCGATTCTCATCTATCGCCCGTTCAATGCCGCTCTTTGTGTCGTACCTTGAACTATCTTCAAGGACAGCGCGGGCATCGTCAAGGGTAGTTGCGGCATACGCCTTGTTCGCCTTGTATTCATCGCTGAAAGCCGTAGCCTTTGTGCGTTGTGATTCTTCAACTCCCAGCAGCTTTTCCAGCCCTGCGCCAACAGCATCTTTAGAAGTCCACAGGACATCGGACATTATCTCATTGCCTATGAGATTGCGGAGAACTGTTCGTGGATTGCCCAGCATGGAAAGATAGCGCCACGCCTTGATTTTATCCAATATGCCAGCTGGCATCTTTGAACCTATGTCGGCAGCAATCTTGTTCATGACGGCATCACGTTCTGCTCGGGTCTGCGTGTTGTTCAACTCTGCCAGCAGTTCCGGGTTGACCTCAATGGGAGCCATCTTACCTTTGTCTATACGCTTCTGGTTCTGCTTGTTGATGTCGGCGACGGCCTTATCAAGGGCTGTTTCAGCACCAATAGAACTATCGCGTGTCCACTTCGCAAGGGCCTGTATGGCCTGGCCGCTTTCTGTCATGTGCCGCTGGATTTCCTGCTTCCATTCATTAAGTTTCGTATAGTCTCCCGTTTCTGCCGCCTCCGCCCGTAGCGTCTCGCCTATAAGCATAGCGGTATCAATGTCAGGCGCGTCCCATGAGCCATGGTCAAGTTCATGAATAGCCTCGTCTATGCCGCCGGTTCTGTCTATGGAGCCGCGAACTCTTTCTTTCGCCATGGCGATACTGTCAGATTCCTTGGATACGGCATACACGGAATTTTCTGCGCTGTCAGCCGCCTTTTCCGCATCGGTGAGCCACTTGTCATAAGTGTTGGTGTACACCTTGGACTGTTTCAATTCGGCGGGCGTAGGCGTATTTGCACCAAGGTCTTTGAACTGGGGGTTGATATTTTCACCGGGATTGGATATACTATTATTAAGTAACGATGTAGTGCGGGAGCGCTCCCCTTCTTGGGTAGTACCCGTTTTGAACACTACATCGTTATTATTTAATGCCAATACTTCATGTAGTTTGTACCTTTGAGTATTCGCATCTTTAATTACCAGAGCGCCGACAAAACACTTTTCATCTTCGACATTGACGGGAGCGGCAATAATATAAGAGTCATATTTATGGCCCTCAAACGGAGGATTCTGCGAAATAATTCGTCCTTGTGTTAACACATCGGGCAAGGAAGCAAATGTGGCTGCCTTGAGTTTTCCATACCCATGTCCAAGGCTATCTCTTACTCCTGTGGTATTAAGAGCTATATCTCCTATGTCGCTTCTGGTTACCTTGTTCCCTATACTGTTAAAGAAAGCTATTATTTTGCTACGCAAAGAGGTTGTATCTTCTGCGGTTTTCTGGAACTCGTGCCCTGTAAGCCGGGATACAGGCTCCATGCTTTGCAATTCAGGTAGCTTGCTGCGGATGCTTTCCTGAATAATCCCATGGCGTCCACGTTGACTATTCGAGATTATGTTTGTCTCTGTTGTTATCCGTTCCGCGCTTGCGCGCTCAACACCGTTTTTAATGTTATCAATACCGTTCTGAGCCGTGTTTGCGTCCGCATTGGTATTAGCGGTAGGGTTGGCGGCTGAACCGCCTACGGGGGCGTTTACAGCGTCACGTTCTATATCGCTACAATACTTCGATGTGTGATACTCGTCAACCAGCTGCTGATTGGCGGCATTCTTGCGCTTGGCCTTTGCCGCTTCGGACTTGTAGTCCGCCGTCGCAGTGTCTACCTTCTTCTGCCCCTCACTCGCCGTTTGGCTTGCTGCTGCCTTTGCCGCAGTCAGCTCCCGAGATGCCTGTGCAATCTTTTTGCCCTTCTTTACTGGGTCGGGATCGTCAATACCGGCAAGCCGCTGTTCGGCCTGAGTGACTTTATTGTTGGCGTTCTCCACCTTAACGGCAGCATCGTTTTCTGCGGATTCAACGGCCTGTTTCCTTGCCGCTATGACTTCGGCATTGGTCTGTATCTCAACTCCTGCGTTAATGGCAGCGTCGCGGGAAACGTTGATCTCGCCGCTGTTATACTTGTCAATGAGAGCTTGCCGCTGCACATCATTCATATTCTCCATGTGCATAGCAGACATGAAACTATCAAGGTAAGCCGCATAGTTGCCGCCAGTGCCCTTGTATATCTCCGATGCGTATTTGTAGGATTGCGTATGCGCCCCCATAGACAGGCCGTTCATTATGCCGCCTATGAGCAAACCGCCTTTAGCATTGTCCCACATTTCGGAGAAGTCCATTTCATATCCCTTATCCCATGTAGCCATTCTCGCGATTGACGAGCCGTAGTAGGACGCGGCTTCTTCAAGACCTTCACCGATAGTGCCCAATGCGAAGTTGACAAAGGGCATACCCTTTGTTATTGCAAACTGCTTGAAGTTGGCGGAAAGCCCGCTTGCCGCGATCTTCTTGCCTACAATGTTCATGCCGAAAGAATGCTGCAATACCTCGCCCATTTCAAGAGATTCAAGGTAGCCCTCCAGCGCGCCGGCGGGGATAGCATACAAGGCCGCCATTCGGGGTGCAGCGCCGCCGTTTACAGCCTCAAGGTAGTAGTTTCCTATTGCACCGGATATGAACGGAAGGCGGCTCGCGTTCTTTTGCATGAAGTTGAAAAGAAAGTCAGTGCCCGCCGCGCTGCTGGATGTAGTCGTTGCGGCGGGGGTAAGTGCAGAGCCTATGAGTGCGGTTGCACGCATACGCATTATTTCAGCGCCGACATCGGCGGCGGTAGATATTACCTTGTGGTTCCTGTCGTGGGAAAACTGCGTCCACCATGCCGACATATCCTGAAGCTCGTCAGTGAATTTCCAAAGCTTTGCGCGCCCCGAAATGGTAGCCGCACCCATATCAACCAAACCAACCGCACCGCAGGCGATAGACAGCGCCGCACGTATGGGCATGGAGATTATGGAATTTGCAAGCTGATCCGCCGTGCTGTTTTCCACATAATCGCTTGCCAGCATATCCTTGTCGGTGTTCTTCCAGTCCTCTTCGGTGTATGTCGCAAGCACCTGCTGAATCTGCTCGTCAGTGAGGCCGCATTCTTTCAGAGTATACGTCGAGTAGTTTACGCGGGCGCGTTCCTTGGGTATGTACTCGCCCAAGTCCGCCCGGCGTAACGCATTGTCAATTTCAAGCGGTTCGTATCCCTGTGCTTCAAGCACGGCGGTAGCGGTGTCAATGTAGCTGTTTACCGCCCGCGTTTCCTGTTCGGACAAGCCGTAATCTTCCATCATAGAAATAGGCGAAAAGCCCTTCTGTGATGATGTCCCCATGTTGCCAAGCTTTTTAGCTTTATCTACTGCGCCCTGCGTGAAACTGTCCATGCCGTTCAGTATCTTTGCGCTTGTGGCATCAGAGCTGTCACGCCTTGCTATGCGTTCTGCTTCGTTGGCCTTGCCTTCGGTGCTTTCAGAATAGGAAAGTCTGCCATCTTGCCGTATGGCTTTTTGAATATCCTGGTTGGAATACCCGGCCTCACGCATAGCTGCTATCGCGCTGTCAGAGGCCGCCTGCTTTTTTTTCTTATTGTTATTGTACTCGTTGAGCTTACTATCCCGCGCAAGGCCGACGCGCTTGTCTATCTCGACGGAGTAGCCGCTGTCGGCTATTGCGGTGTTTATGATGTTTTGCGTTTTGACGGTTTCTTCCTGCTCCTGCACCTTCTGAGCCGTTACGTTTTCACGATTCTGGTATCTGGCGATATCGCTCATTACATCGTCAAGGCTGAGTTTCCCGGTGCGGTTTTTCTGCTCCTTCGCCTGTGCTGTCTGCTCGGCAAGAGCGGGGGAAAGGTAGCTGTCATAACTGGAATCACTGTCTTTCGGGTTGTACAGTTCAATATCCTTATAGATGGGATTGGATAGCTGTATTCTCTGTGCCGCCGCCGCTATGTCGTCCCCGGTAATGTTCATGGGGTCGTTTGCGGTGCTCCATGTCTCATTAGCGACGGCCTTCCTAAAATCCTTTATGCGCTGCTGCGCGGCGCGATCGGCAATTACCTTGCTGTATGCCTTGGGATAATATGTTTTTGTAAAGTATCGCGAAGAAGCCTGTCCGTATGCCTTGAGGAACTGGTCAAAGGGATCGTCGGTGTATGTTCCCTCATATTTTTTGGATATCTTTCCCTGCTCATACCGCTGCACATCTTCTGGATCGTTCCAGTCGTACCCGTACTTCGGGTGATTGGCATTCTTATTTGCGGTCTTGGTGTTCAGCATGAAGTTATCCATGAAGTCCGAGCGTGCCGCATTAAAAGCATCTCCGTCAAATGTTTGAGAGCCGAAGTATACATCGTTGTTGGGCTTCATCCATGAAGCATATCCGGCCTTGTTAGTGGAGTTGGCAAGGGTAGGGGCTATCTCCGCGTATATATGACGGTTGGCAGCCGCACGGTCCTGCACCTCTTTGGAAGCAGAAACGGAACCATCCTTATTCTGCTTCTGATAAAGGCCAAGGTCGGCCTTACCAGAGGTCTGCTTTTCGTAGTAATTCTTGAGTTGCGAATCATATTTACCCATGTTATACCTTCTTTACATAGTCTGGCCGGACATGCGTCGGTTGCTCTTGCTCGTATCGGTGCTCTTGGTAGTATTTGTCTTCTTATTGCTACTCGCGGTTTTCTTCGGCGTTCCCTCCTTGGCGTAATAAGGGGTATAGCCGTTGCTTGCATAATAAGCATCACGGTTGTCCTTATTCGCAAAGTTCAGACTGCCGTTTCGGTTCTTGACGTTGGTGCTGTCGTAGATGTATGAACCGCTGTTACCAGAAGAACCGCTACCACCACCGCTGCCGGAAGATTTCTTCTTGCCTCTGCTGTAAGAATAACCGCCGCCGCCACCACCACTGCCGCCGGAACTTGGCACACTGCCTACGCCGGCTTTTGCGTTCTGGCCCAGCGAATACAGGTCTTTGGCGAGGTCGTAGGCGTTGTTCTGCGCCGCAAGCCCCTGTGCTACTGCCTGATTGTACTGGTTCAGGACAGCCTCATTAAGCCCGGCCTGATAGTTCGCCTCCATCTTTGCTATGTCGTCGGCCTCTGCGTCCTGTAAGCGTTGCTTCGCGTCAGTCACCCATGTACTGCCGCCCATGCCGCGTGAATAGGCGTCGAGGTCTATCATGGCCCTGTCTGCTTCGGTCTGCTTGCGCCTGTTTTCTATGGACTGGTCGTATGCGGTGCGAAGATAGGATTCCACGTAAGACTTGATTTCGTCCTTATCCGTGGTAGGAAGGTTGTACCCTTCCAGCACCATCTTGGCAAGGTCTGACCAATCGCTTACGCTGCCCTTTGCCGCAAGGTCGCCGCGATAGGCAAGCTGTGTAGCCTCATCCCATGCGCCGGTGTCCTCTATGCCGCGTGAAAGCTGGTAATCCTTGATAGCCTGTTCCGTCTTGTAGGGAAGTGAACCGTAGGTGTCATATGCCGCCTGTTCAGTTGCGCCCCACGTACCGGTCTGGTCAAGGCCGTATTCCTTCTGCCACTTTTTTATAGCTGCTTCATCGGTTAGGCCGAGCTTTTTAAGCAGTTCATCATAGTTGGTGTTTTCTGCCATTTAGTTTTCCTCCTATAAAAGTACCCCCGGCGAATAACCGCCGAGGGCAAATGTCATTCATGTGTTACGCAGAGAAATACTTCTCTATCTTGAACGGTGATGCGTCTGCGTCGTTGATAAAGTCCCTTGCTATGCTAAAATAGAATTCGGGATCTTCGCCCTTCCCCACGCTCTCCGCCGTCTTGTAGTAGTCGTTGTAGGCCATATTCATGCAGAGGTAGTATTTGCATACGTCGTTGTTGATGCCCTTCGCGGCAAGGAATGCTTTGACGGTATCATAATCCCACTTCTGGCCGTAAGGACGCATGGAGCGTACCTTGTCCCGCGCTTCCTCTGGGGTTATGGCGTAAGCTATGGCCGCAAGCTGGTGTATGGTTTCGTGGTACAGGTCGGGCATGCGGTCTTTAATTATGCCCATAGCGTCATCCAGTACGGCGGTAACTTCGTCTATGTTCCGGCCTTTGCGCGAGATGCAGTCTATCATTTCTAAAAACTTACTCATTTTCAGTCTGTCATGAAGCGGTACAGCGTTTCAATGTCGCTACGGTCAAAGGTAAAATCTCCAACCAGAGGCAGGGGAAGCCGCTGTTTGCTCTCAAACTGCGGAACGACAGCTTTATACAGAGCGTCAATGTCTATATTGTCCTGCTCGTCCACAATGCCCATCATGGATATTGCGGGGGAATGCAGCAGCTTCAACAGTTTTTCGTCCGGGGCTGACAGCATGAGTGAAGCCCCCGCGCCGAAAGCTATCTTCTTCCAGCCTTCCAGCTTCGGCACAAGCTCGGTATCGGCATACCGGGCAAGGCCGGTCTTGAAACGTTGTAGCGTAATCATGTTTCCTCCTTACTGAGATAGGGGCAGTTGCCCGCCCCTTTAGGTCGTAGCCGTGCCGGTGCTTACCGTGACAGTCGCGTTACCCCAGCCGGGGCATACGGAGCTGTTGGGTATGACCATCTTGGTCATGGCAAGCAGGGCTTGAATGTTCTGCTGCATACATCCGATTGTCGCGGTGTTTACGCCGTTGTACACGAGCTGTTCTTTCTCGAAAGCGTTGAACGCGTCGCGCATGCTGTTGGCCTTGTCGTTGATGGCGTTGTAAACCTCAACGAGCTTCTTGTCTATGTCCGCCTGTGCTTTGAGAATGGCGTTCTCCTGCACAAGCGACAGTTCATAGCGGGATACGGGCTTTTCGTCGTTGTCGCCGTTCCTGCCGTTCCTACCGAGGCCAAAGTCGGTAAGGCCGCCGTTGAACAGCCAGCCAGCCGAACCGATTATGCCGGTTACGAGGCCAGCGGTGCCCACTCCCTGAGATGCGTATTCTGCCATAGTTTTTTTCCTCCGAAATGTAATCAGGCGCGCTCCTGTTGCTTATATTGTCGCGCATAAAGCCGATTCCTACGAGGGCATATGGCAGTGTTTTATCAGTTGTTTTTCGGCGGCCTTGCACCGCCTGCGTATCTGGTCATATTCAAGGGGTATTTCAAATTTAAGCTGGTACTCGCCCGTCAAAGCGTCGTATGGCACCCCGTCTAAAAGGCGGCGGGTTATCAGCCAGCGGTCTTTTTCGTTATGTATCCATTCGTGTATGAGTGCTTCCCACTCTGACCGGGGGCGGGAATTGAGCAGGGTCTTGTCCATATAATAAGAGGCCGCTTCTCCAAAAGCCTACACCTCCTTTATACAAGATTTGCCCCCGACGTTTGCCGGGGGCGATTGAAAGGGATTCCCTGTCGGGGGGTTAGAAATCATCTTCTTCGGGGGTCTTAGATGCTTCGGGGATACCGGTCACCACGGAGGTGAGAATAGAGAGTATGCCAGCCACGGCAGAGGCAGAGCCTACCATCACCCAATTGATATCAGAGAGTACGGCTGCGGTGCCAATGGTAGCTATGGCGGTCTGACAGATAGTCCTTATCGCTCTGAGAGCGGCTGCTTTCCAAAATGCTTTCATTTGTTTTTATCTCCTTTTTATTTAATGCGAAATGAAGTAGGTTATTCCCGCGCCCACAAGAGCGCTGATAACCGCGTATACTGCGGTGTCCCAGCGTTTGGCGGGTGCTTTTTCCAGTGCGTCGAGGCGGCCTTCCAGTTTATCAACTGTATGCCGTAGCCCGCGCAACTCTGCGGCGATTTCTGCCAGTGCTTCTTTTATCTCCATGATGGTGCCATCTACATCTAAACTCATAAGACTACACCTCCTTGATGTATTTCGCGGAGCTGTAGCCGCTTATTACTTTGCCGTCGATTATAGCCGTAACTACTGACCACCCGTTAACAGGTGGCAATGCTATGAGCTTCGTCCCCTTTTCCGCCATACCAAGCTTGGCGTAGGAGGTGGAGGGGCCTTGCCGTATCCACACATTCCCGGTAGTGGCAGCGTAATAGGGCGTTGCCGGAACCTCGTCCCAAAGCAAATCCAGCCTGCCATAGCGGTTCCAGTAGCCTGTGCCGCTGGCGTTGATGTCGCGGCAGACAACGCCGTCATCCCTGCCCATGGATTCGATGACCTTACCGCCGCCAACATACGCGCCGACATGATAAATGCGAATGCCGTTGTGCCGGAAAACGAGGTCGCCGGGTTTAAGGTCTTTCCGCTCCAGTTTGTCGCACATGGAGTACAGGCCGCGTGAGGAAACGTCAGCCTTGATAAGCTTATTATCCAGCAGGAATTTGACTATCAGCCCGCTGCAATCGTAGGCCTCGATAGGGTTCATGCCCTCTGCAACGCGCTTGCGGTACAAAGCTATCGCCCGGTTGGCGTTGCGCTCGGAGGTTTCCTCCTTTCGGATATAGTCCTCCGGGTCTATGATGCAGGACAGGCATTCCCCCTGCGCACCCCAAACATACAAATTGCCTACCTTGCTGTGAAGATAGGCAATAAACTTGTCGATCATGTTCATAGGCTTTACCTGCGGCGTTTACCGGCACAGACAAGGCCGAAGGTTATCAGCGATATGGACAGGGCATAAGGCAGTACGGATGTGTCGCCGGTCTTGGGTATCACCACGGGATTTTTTGCAATGGGCTGTTCGGTGGGCTGTGCGGCGTTAAAATAATAAGTCTTGCTCACAGTCCTGTTTTTCTGCATGGCGTTGTAGAGTTCTTCGGCCGTGGTGGCGTTTTCGTATGCCATGTCCTTGACGGTTATACGGAGGGCGGCGGGCTGGTCGGTAACTATGCCGCTCAGATAATATGTTCCGGCCTCCAGCCTCAGGTCGTTTGTGTCCAGCTTTACGCCGTCCAGCTCCACAATAAGCTCCATATCGGTCAGGTCGAAAAACCGGGGGATGCCTATGTCCACTTTGAGCAAAAATAGCTCGTTGTTGACGTAGGTCTTGGATACCGCCTTGCCGGTCTGGTAGTCCAGCGCGGTTATATCCAGAGTTACGGGGTCTGCGGCGTAGGCTATGGTGCAAAGGCACAGCATGAGCATAACCGCGAGGATACAAGTGAGTTTCTTCATAATGTTTTCCTTTCTTTTTAGAGTTTTATGCAGCGGTTCTCGAACTTCTTATATGCATCGAGGTACACTTCGTTTTTGTCGCCGTTGTAAGTGACCTCATAATACATACCATCGTGGAGTGTGGTGGATACCAGTGCCTTCCAGTTCTGGAGGGTCTTGCAGTGCCAAACAATATAGGTATCAGTCATATCGATCTCTATGCCGTCCGTCTTGTCGAGGTGCTCGTTTACATAATCTCTCACGATTTTACAAGCTTTGAGTGTGTAGTCCATAATTCTTTTCCTTTCTTTGTTTTTGTTTTTTTAATTATGAAAAAAGAGCCGTGCGGCTCCTTATTCCTGAAGTTCCCATCCCTGCGGGTATGCGTCTGGGGTGTAGACGTTAGCAGCTATAAGGCTTTTATATATCGCGCCATTCCACCAGCCAAGCTCATCAAGTGCAAATGCCTCGGCTGCTGAGATTACGTCAGGAATAACCCGAACGCCATCCTTATAGTTTATCTTTACCCACAGGTTAGGTGCATGGTCGGGGTCGTTGGCCTCGGTATCCCATAGGTCTACGGTGGCCTGTTTGAGCCAGCCATTCCAGTTAATACGAGTTCCGGCTTTTATAAGACCACCATTCTGTTTTAAGGTAGGATAAAGGTCTACGCAACCGCTTGCGTCCTTATCGGGTACGGCGGGCAGTGCCTTCTCAAGTTGCGCTCGCCATACCCTTGCTTCTTCTGCCGTGCGTACTATCATGCTTTTTCTCCTGTCATAATATCGAGGACTTCGGTATAGTCAGTAGCCGGGGGCTGTTCGTGTTCCTCCCACTCCTGCACTATAGCCGTGTCGGTTTCCGTCCAGCTCTCGGTATAATAAAAGCCCTCCTTTGAGGGCATAGGGGAACGGGTCACAGGCTTATAGCCCAGCTCCTTTATTGCCGCGTCGTCATTGGTGGAGAGGTGCGCCCCTGCGGGGTGCGTCACACCGTTGATTATAAGCGGCGATTTCAACTCAACTGGCAGGCGTAAATATTCGGGATACCCGCCCACCAGCTTGGCATAGTTTGTGTTTAGCATTGTATCCTCCTTTATAGGATTAAATTATATAAACCGTCTGTATTTGGTGTAAGTTTGCTGAGCGTATCGCCGGGGATTACAAAAGCGGGGACAACACCATAGTTTTTGTCTTGGCTTGCGCTGCCCGTAATTTTACCATTTGTATCAACATAGCGCAATCTCTCGTCGTAGCTTCTTGACGATAGCCACCAAGAATTAACCGAACCGTTGTAGGTCTTTATTCGGTTGGCGTTGCTGTTGTAGCGTTGCAGAGCCTTGCCTTCGGTGGTGCTGTTATTTGTTCCGAAGCCCACCATGGTGCAGGACAGGGCAAATACCTTGCGGGTTATGCTGCCATTTTTGTAGAGAAAAAAAGTCGCGTCCATTATTTTGTTTTTCAGCTTTTCGGGATAGCTGTTGTAGATCGAAGTCATTTTATTGTCAAGCGTGCTACCGGTATAATATGCATATTTTGAGCCGTAGATGGATTGGCTATGTATGTTTTTCCTCACCAGCACCACGCCGCCGTGAACAAAATTATCCTTGTCCGCTATCTCATAGTTAGGCGTACCCGCTCCACCGTCCGTGCCTACATTTATCAACGCCCCCAGTGGCAAATCGGATATAGGCGCACCGCCGCCTCCTGCCATCATCATTCTGCGCCGTAAAGCAAACTGCAATGGTATCATGCGCTCACAACCTCCTGCACCGCCCACACACCGTTGTATACGTCAAATTCGTAGGTCTTGCTTGCTTCTATTGCCGGGGCCTCGCCTAAATAGTTCGCCCCGCTCACGAACGACACCGCAACCGAAGCCGCCGTGCTGAATGTGCCGTGCGCCCAGCCGGAAGCGGGCGGGGTAAACACGTATGTACCCACAGGAGAGGATACGTTATATATGGTGTTTGCCGTAAGCGTCGCGCCGCTGGCGGGGAGGGAGGAAGAGAGGGCGGGCGCGGTCTGCTTTTTGTTGAACAGCGCGGAATGTGCGTTGCCTGCGCTGTTATGCCCCGACACGGCCTCGGAAACATCGTCCGGGGTGGCATAGGTGCCGGCGGGCTGATATTCGCTCGCAGCTTTGCCGCCAAGTTTATCGGCGTCGTCAGCTTTGTCTACAACGCCGTCATTGTCCTTGTCATAGGTGGACTTTGACATATCTCCCGTGCCGGAACCGTCCTGCCCTTTCGGTATGCCCAGCTTTAAGACTTTGTGATCGCCGGATTCCACCAATTCAGCCGTGGCTTGTGCGCCAGCCGCAAGCGTGGTAACTTCAACGGTCATACCAGCAATTTTCAGTATCTCCGCTTGCCGTTCCTGCTCCTGTGATACGCGGGTATTTTCAGCGCTGACACGCTCTTGCTCAGCCGTTACGCGGGATGCCTCGGCGGAAGTCCGCGCTGTCTCTGCGGTTTCTCTTTCGCCCTCGGCTGTTTTTCGCTCTGTCTCGGCACTGGCTCTCACAGTCTCGGAAGTAACGCGGCTCTGTTCGGCGGTTTTCCGGTCTTGTTCAGTCGCAACACGGGATGATTCAGCGGATACCCTTGCGGTTTCAGCAGCTTCCCGCGCTTCTTCCGCTTTAACCCTTTCGCCCTCGGCTGTTTCTCGCGCCGCCTCGGCTGCTGCCCTTTCGCCCTCGGCAGAGACACGGGAAGCCTCGGCAGTAACACGCAGTTCTTCCGCCGCAACTATGCCGTTGCACACTGAAATCAGGGACACAAGCAGAGGATATTCGTTTGTAGCCATGGCGGTATTTTCGTTAAAAATAGCCCGCTGGCACTCAAAGTTGAATTTTGCCGTGGTTATAAGGGTTGTCTTGTTCTCGTCAGAATAAATCTGTAATTCGCATTCCACCTGCCCGGGGGCAATGGAGGCGGGGCGGAGAGCAACGGTCACTTCATTGTTATATGTGCCGCCAATAGTCACGCCGCCGCCAGCCTCGGCGCTGTCCTGCATGGACGTACCGCTGGACTTTGAGAACACGGCGATAACACGGCAGTCAGTCAGGGCAACGGCAGAACCGCCGTCCGTGACGGTAATCCTTATCTTGTTGCCGTTGTCGCCCTCAATGACATAAAAGGGGGCGTTGGTAGATGTCTGTTTTAACTCCAACGCTACATCAAATGTCTTGTATATCGTTTCCATTAACTGCCTCCGTTCAGCTCATCCAGCTTCTTGTTTATCTCGGTGAGAGATTCCTGAACCTGTGCAAGCGTGGCATTAAGTTGTTCTTGGCTCGTGACTGCTGTTTTTAGCTCGTCAACGCCATCAAATATCGTCTTAAAATTCTGGTTTATCCATTCGGACTGCTTGTCGTATACGGTCTTTTCCTCAATGCTCAGATTCTTGGGGGAGGGTAGTTTAATGATCTGTAATCCTCTTTGCATCATACCGGACGCATCTTCCCTTCATATTGGATTTGAATACCGCCGTATATGGTAAAATGGCTGCCCGCTTCGTTGGATAGCTTAATGCTGAACCGGCGGCAGGGCTGGTTATTCATGGGCAAATCAATCATATCGTCGTTCTGAATCACGCGGCGTTCCCTGTTGCGGGAATTGCCGTTAAATGTTTCAAGAATTATTACAGAACCTACGTTGCCAGCTCGGAAATACACTTCCTTTAACTGTTTGTTGACGTACTTCAACGTTAGGTCTGTTGGCTGCGTCTGCCAATATGCCGATATAGCTTGCCCGTCGTACTTTTCGCCTTTATCAAATTCGTACAGATAGCCCGTATCGTTTATGAGATAGATAGTATTTTCAAAAGCGCACATGTCAGCTATCTTGAAGCCGTCCCGCACCATATAAGTGCCATTGACGGTATCATACACTATAACGGAATCGTCATATGTTCCGGTGCTGCCAACGCGGCAAGTAAAGTACAGTTTGCCATTAGCTGTGAACGCCTTGCTCTGTGATACCGTTTTAATGGTATCAATGAAGCTACAAAGGTAGTTTTGACCGCCATCAAGCAATTGCATATCCGCGCCGTTAAACAGCTTAATACCGCTCTTGGTGAGCCAGTACGGGATATCGGTCTTGACGGCTACTCCCGCGTTACTCATATTCTCGGTAAACTTCTCTACACGCTCCACGGTGTAATAGCTGGGCCTGTCGCCGTACAAGCGATATATGCTGTACCGCTTGAATATGAGTATCTGTGTTGACAGCTCACATATGCCGATTATGGGGTCTGCGGTTGTATCTCCAACTTCCACATATCCGCCGGATAAATCAACAGAGGATTCAATAGCAAGCCAGTGTTCAATAGTCCTGCCATCACCCGGTATTGTTGACCAGTAAAGGCGGTTAGGCGCGTCGGGGTCGCCGGCAGCAAACAGGCGGCCATTGTGCATACATACGAAATTACAGTGCGCGTCAGAAGCACCACCACGGAGCTTTACCGTATTGCCGACTGCCGGGGCTATAGCGGGGGAGGCTTTAAGCGTTATTGTGGTGGCCGTTGTGACCTCCGCCTCGCGGAACCTGCCATCGATATACACTCCTTTTTCCACGACGAACTTCTGCTGAATGTCCTGCGACATTGCATCGGCAAGAGTAACTATTTTTGTGGCTGAATCGTATGCAGAAACGGTGGTTTCAAAGATGTACAGGCCGGAACCGAATATCTCTGCGGTGACGGTCTCTCCCATGTTGACCTTGATAAGCTGCGTTTTGCCAGTGCCTATGACGACAACATTCGTGGTATTGATCTTGCCCAGTGCATAGCCAATTTGGCAGGTTACAGGCAGGGTTGTTTCAAAGGTGTATATGGGAGTGAGGTTCCATGTGTCGTATGTGCCGTGGTATATGCTGTTCTGGGTAACGGCAAGTATGTTGCTCTCGTCCACAGGGATTATACGCAGTGTCTGCCCAGCAGAAGAAGGAATGGCATTGCCGGATTTACGCACATACCCCTTGGCCACAGAGAGATTGCCATCGGACGTGTCCATGTTGCGGGCATCGATAGCCGTTCCCGTATTCAGCAGGGAGCCGTCCCGGTGCTGGGCTATGCCTAAAAACTCGCCTATGTTATAAATATCAGCCATGTTACCACCCCATGTTTTTTAAGGTATATGCGTCCTTAGATGCGTAGTGCTGGGAATATATGTCGGACACCTCGCGGTTGAACAAGTCGAAGTGCGCTCCTGCCGTGGCCTGTGTATCTGCATCTGAACCGCAGCGCTGACAGCCAACAACATAATAGGGGATAGCGCTGTGCATATAAGAGGGAAGCTCCGGAACATCGGTAGGGGAGGACATCTCGCGGGGCATATACCGATAGTACACGTTGACATCGGCATTCGCACCGTTGGTCACTTCGATAAGCCCGGTCACTATCTCGTCCCATGACATCACAGCACCGTTTCCGTCGGTTATTTTCTCTATCAGCACACAAGAGCGTTCCAATGAATCTACATTGAACCGGCCTTTGTCGTCCAGCTTCACGGTTTCCAGCCGCGTTACCTTGAATCGATTGGCAAGGCGGCGCTGCCCGCTGTTTGCATAATCGGTGAACACGCGGCGGAATTTGTCAACGGTCTGCGCGTCTGTGCCGCGTTCAAGCTGCCTTAGAGCAGCGTATATAATATCGTTGAGGGTCATGTGATATTCTCCTTATAAACTCAAAAAACCGCTTGCTTTATGACGCGGAAGTTCAACAAACGGGTCTGTCAGGTCTATGATCTTGCGTTGCCGTTCCCGCTGTATGGAGGCAGGGGAGGGGCGTGACATAAGCCCATAGCGCAAAGCTTCTGGAGCGTGGTCATCGCCGTCCAAAGCGTCCTCATGGTCGTTGGGGTCATACTGCATTTGCGGCATATACTTAATGAGATTGCGGCAGTTTGAAAACACTTGCAGCCACGGCTTGCCGTCTGGTGCGTCTCCAAGAAACTCACGGACGCGCTGCCAGCCTACCATGCGGGAGTTGTCGGCAGGCATTACCGGGACGCCGGACAGGATCAGGCTTTCAGCTATGCTTTCGCCGGAGAAACCTTTCCTTGTCATATTCGTCATTCCCCTGTGTTGCCACATATCAGGGGAACCTACAGTGTAATCAATCTTGCGTGTGCCGGTCTTTTCGCGAATGGTGTGTGCCACATCGTTCACAAGCCGCTGGTCTTGGTAATACTCATCAAAAACGAATATGCGCCTGTCGGGGGATACGGCAAGCCACAAAACACAGCACGGGTCGTTATAACCCCAGTCCATTGAACGGAAACAGCGCCAATGTGACGGGATAATAAATGGCTCGATAACGTGCTTCTCCTTGCGCCACTCCTTGAAAAACTGCCCTTCTACTACGTCCCAATCGCCGTCAAGGTAGGCGCGGCGCTGGTCTTCGGGAAGGGCTTCCAGCGTATGGACATAATCAGGGTCGGCGGTCATGAGGGCTGTATTGTCGTATACCCGTGCCGGAATGAATACATAGTTTTCGGGATTTTCGCCGCTACGAAATTCGCGGTCGATAAATAGGCGTTTCACCCAGCCGTGGCCCACGCCGCCCGGATTGCACGTATAGTACATTCTCGGCGTAAAGTCTGTGCGGACGCTACGGTTACAGGTAGTCAAAAACTGCATCTGCGTTTCCGTGAAGTGTGTCGCTTCTTCCAGACATATCACGTCGTATTCATGGCCTTGGTACTGGTATACATCGGCCTCGCTGTCACAAAAGCCCATTCGAATTTTAGAGCCATTGGGGAAGCGAAATACTCGCTCTGTAACGTTGTATTCCGCAAAGCCGTACAGCTCCCTCATAAGGGGCTCAACAATGTTTACCCTCAATTCGGGGAGTGTTCGGCGCAGTATGAGAATATTCAGATCGGGATAATTCAGGGCAAGCAGTACGGCCTTGCGCCGCATTGCCCAGCTTTTCCCACCGCCTCTTGCGCCGCCATAACAGGTGTGCCTTGCCCGGCTCTTGAAAAATTCGGCTTGCTTGGGGTTTGGCGTTCCTTCAAGCGTCAGCGACTTTTTATCTGCCGCCGCCATGGTGCTTTACTCCTTGTCGGCTGTCATGCCGGTGATGTTCCTGCCGCCGCCAATGGTCATGTCATGGTATTCCTGATTTATCCTGCGCAGACCCTCATTGCTGTTGTTCAGTATTTCCGCTATGGACTCGGGTATCATGACTTTTTCGCCGTGTATTATCTCGTACCGGTAGCCGTTTATGGTCACGGCGGTCATATGTATGTCGTCAGCGTCGTTAAATGGGATAGTGTAAGGGACTTTGGGTTGCTCGTCCAGTATTTCTTTCATGCTTTTGTCTTTCTTTACGATTGCCATAATTATAATTCTCCTTCAAAAAATAAGGGGGTGCAACAGATACACCCCCGGTCTGGTTTTGGTTTACGCGCTTACGCCGTGATGGATAGATACAAGCCAGTCGTCATTAAGGACACAGGCGGTAAAGGCCGTGATTTTCGCGCCGACAGTTGCCCTCTGGTCGAGGGGGTCAGCAGTACCGGCGGAACCGTGGGGCTTTACGATAGCCTTGATTGCGCCCTGCCCGGATACATCGACGGTGCCATAGGCATCAGCGCCGAATACAAAGGTCTGGTGTACGCCGTAGGCGGTGGTAGCGGTGTTGTTCTTTACATAACCGTTGGTGGTTTCAACGAATACCACGCCGAACAGCTTGCCCAGTTCACCGTCATATATCTGTTCTGCGTTGCTGTACTTGGATACGTCCTGCCAGAGGGAATCGCTCTGGAGGTCATAGACGGAATCGGGGTCAACGATGCAGACATAATGAGGTCTGCCGCCCTTGCGGGTGAACTTGCGCGCCTTGGCCTTCTTTAGGGTGCGAACCGCCTTGCGTATCTCGTCAACGGTCAGTTTTACGGCGGCGGTTATGTCATTGTCGCTGGTCTTGCTTCCGGCGTACTGTACGTTGGTGGTAGTCGCCATAGCGTCACGGACAATCATATCCGCCACGTTGCCGAGCTGTTCACCCAGAAGCTCTGAGGAATCGGAAATTACGTTGTCTATCGCGGTCAGGTCGAGAAGATCAGACACCTCGACATATGCGCCGTACTGCTTTACGGTCGCGGTGATGGCGGTCATTGCAAGGTTCTGTGCGGTAGGAGTGGTGCCTTCGGTCAGTGCCTGAGTGGTGGCGCTGGGAGTGAACAAAGTCCAACGACGGAACTGAACGGTCTTGCCGTTGTTCTTGGGAATGCTGCGCTTCTGGGCATAGTTCGCATATACAAACTGCGTCTTAGCCCATTCGAGCATCTTCCTGTCGTAATAGGACTGCATAGTGGGGGAAAGGCCAGAGGTGGTAGTTACCATGGTTGCCATAATCTTAAAATCTCCTTATCATTCAAGTCTTACTTTTTTCCCGTCCATCTGCGCTTTCTTGATTTTTGCCTCGAATGCCGCAAAGTCTTTGTCGGACATCTGCGAAAAGTCGGGGGCTTTTGTCTGCGCGTTGTTGGAGGGGCGTATAGGCTGCGGCAGGCTGCGGTTCTTCGCAAGCTTGTTCGCAATGGTCTGGTTCTTCGCGGCTGCGGCACGGGCCCTGTTGGCCATCTTTACGGCTGCCGCCGCTCCGAACTCGTCACAGTTCTGCATAAAATCAGGATCAGCTTCTATGTATGAGCGCAAATCTGCGCCGTCGCCCAGCACATTGCGAAGGTCAGCAACAATACGATTGGCCTTCTGCTGGTCGGTCTCATACAAAGCGCCCGCTGTTTCCTCCTGTTCATGTTCCGGCACAACGTTGTCACGCTGGTTAAGCATGTACTCAGCCAGCTTCACGGGGTCTTGAGCAAGCTCCTGTGCCTGCTGTTTGCGCATTTCGGTCATTGCCTTAGCAGCATCACCGCCATAACGGGCGGCAAGCTCACGGCCCAGCTTGTACACCGGGTCAGTCTCCATCTTGCGCTTTTCAGCGGCCAGTCTCTTGGCGAAAGCATTGCTCTCGCGCTCTCTGGCATTGTTGTGTCGGGGTTCTGGCTCAGGCTGGTCGGCGGCACCATTTTGAGCTTCGGGAGCGTCCTCCTCCTGCTGCTGTTCGCCCTGTTCCTCCTGAGCCTCTGCCTGATCTTCCGGCTCATCGTCCATGAGATCGGCAACGGTAACTACATCGTCGTCCTGTTCAGCGGCGGCCTGAATAGGCGTTTCCTCGACGGCGGCTTCATTTACGCCCGTGATTTCTTCGTACATGGTTTTCTCCCTGGTGCCTTTTGCTTCGGCACGCGCCCTTTATGGCCGGCGACGCCAATTTGAAACAAAAAAAAGAGCCGGAATATCCAACTCAAATACCGCTTCCCGCCAGGCGGTCACGCTGTACTACCCTGACACATCCATACAGCCCCGAGTTTTTATTTGCGTGTTAAAAGGTATCTGCCCTTACGTCTTGCATATTGAGCGGTGCCTGGGGTTGCCCTCCGCCCATGGACATTTGCATTTCATTGACGGCGTTGTTCATTGAGGCGTTCTCCTCTGCAAGCATCTGATTCTGCCCCTGCGCTTCGGCAAGCTGCCCCTGCAAGGCTTCTATGCTCTGCTGCTGTGAGGCTTTGAGCTTTTCAAGAACAATATCCTTACCCTCGAAGTCCATGGCTTCCATGAGGATAGCGGGGTTTATCGTCCTGCCCTGATACATGGTCATTATCTGGAGTATCAGTTCGTTGTTGCTGAGTTTGGTGAAACGGCTCTCTCTTGCCGGTTTGATGCTCACACGGAACTCAACGGGCAACTTGTCATAGCCGTTCTGTATGTCTTTGAAGAATCCTTCCTGAACGGAAATGCTCTGTTTTTCGCCCATGACGGTTATCTCGACAGTCCGCACTTCCGTTTCAAATTCACGCTCTACCTCAAGTTCCATCCGCACAGCCTGCGCAAACCCGTTGTGGATTATCTGCGCTTCTTTCCGTGAACGCTTTGATGACGCGTCCATAAGTGCGGTAATAGCCGACGCGGCAGTAACGCCGCCTGTCGTGTTCCCTCGCGAAAAATCGTTGCTTCCGGCTTCTTCCTTTATGCCGTTCTGCATGTTTATCATGTAGTTCATCAGGAATGCGGGTAATGGCCTGTCCTGAAACCACGTTATACCGCTGATGTTTGAAACTTCGATTATCTGTTTTGAGAAGTCGCGTATCTCGTCAAGGTCTGCGGAACCTTTTTGAACAAGTATCCTGTTGGTTCCCGCCGTCAGGGCATTCTTTAAAAGTATCTGGTTTATTTTGTCTGAATACTGCTGCGGGTTCTTGAACATGTCTACAATGCCGTAGCCGAAGGGCGAACCCTTGATTTTATACAGAGGCGTACACACAAAGGGATACATGCCGTGCATGAAATATCCCTCGGGCTTTTCTGTATAACTGTTTTCAAGCAGTTGTCCGCCCGCTATCTTCAGCATATGGACGGCGTATTTATGGTTTTCCGCATCGTATGTACGAACCCACGCTTCAAGCAGAATCATGTAATTCGTTTCTTTGCTCTCTATCTCTGTGCCGAAGGTGAAATGGTCATCGGGGACTAAATCACTGCCGCCGCTGAAATAATCGGCATAATCGGGGTAATGCTGATGGAACCATGATGTGGGCAGCCGCTCTACTTTGAACACTGCCCTGCCGTCCTGTATGTTGGCGCACAACGGGTCAAACATGATGTTCTTGTTGGAAACGTACCGTATGTATGCGCCGCCGAAACCGTAATTCATGTTAGGATCCCAGCCTACTTCCTGAATCATGTATCCCCCGACAAGAAGGTCATGTATCAGGTCGTTGTACTCGTAAACATAATCACAGGCTTCGTGGTTCTGCGCTACTACCCGCGTAAGTATCTTGCCTATAATCTCATCGTTTGAGCTTTCAGGCGTTACTACCGCTTCGGGGTATTCGTCCATCAGGTCAGCCTGTATATTCTCTACTGTCGAGAAAATGATAGGCATGACGGGCTGGGGCTCGTTACTGCCCGAACCAGTATCTGACCAGTGGTCGCCGTGATACATCTTCTCGTTTGCCGTGAGCCTGTCCCATTCGTCTCTATAGGCCGTTTTGTACTCATCGTATAGGCTCTGTATGGCAGATACAAGGTCGCTTGCACTGTCACCGGGCGAGGGTTTAATGCTTAGTCCCTCATAAATCGTTGTCATGATGTCTTGTTCTGCCATGTGTCCCTCCAATACAAAAAGCCCATGATATTTAATCACAGGCTTAACTAATGGTTATGTTTAGTATTATCAACTGGGTTTTACCAGATTTTTGACAGACAGGAAGGAGTGGATATATCTCCCCCCTCTCCGATATATATGTGTGTGTGGTGTGTGGTGGGGTACCCGACATCGGGGGGAGTGCTCCCGGTTTTTGGTTGCCATTTTGGATTTTGCCGCGCAAAAAAAATGCAACGCTCCCCCTCCGTATATGCCCATCGGCTCGGCTCACCACGGCCCCGGATCGGCTGGACTGGGTGCATGAGTGGGTGCAACAATCCGGACTAATGCCGATTTGCCCAGGCAGTCAGGCACATTTTAGGCGTGAGGTTGTGGGGCTACCTACCCCATGCCTCTATATCTGAGGTGTCCACGCCCTCCCATTTGACAGTCAGCTCGGTCTTGGTGTCCTGCTCGATCTTGGTAGAGTAACCAAACTTAGCCAATCTGGCGAGAGTAATACGGCTGTCAGTATCGCCATTGCTGGCGGCGTTGAGGGTCTCCAGCTCGATGCGGTCACGCGCACGTGCGAGGACGGTCGAGTAATTCTGTATATCTCCACAACCATTACTATTATCACCCTTAGTAGTATCTATGTCATATTTGCCCTCAGCGTACAGTAATAGTGTGGATTTGGCTATACCCAGATGAACGGCCAAGCCGACTATTGACGGCAATGTCCTGCGTATCCTGACATCACCGTTTTTTAGGTGTAGCTGCTCCTCTGTGGCCGAACACATAGAAAAATACTCATCCACGAGTTTTTCCAACTCCTCCGGGCTTGTAAATGCTCGTTTGCTCATGGGCTTAACCCCCTTTCTTGGCTTATTCTTGGCATAAAAAATAGCCGCAGGTCTTACCCTTACGGCTTTTCACAGTAGCTATTATACCACAGATTTAAATGTGTGAGTTGCGCAAATTGGGAAATATCGGATTATTTCCCGGAGTTTGCGTCTATGTCCTGCCGGATCAAATCCACAATATACCTGTTGACGGGTTTGCCCAGCTCCGCGGCGCGGGCCTTGATCTCAGCCGTCAGGCCCTTACGGTATTTGATCGTCAACCGCTCCATATTGGCCTTATCCCATGCCGCATTGGATTTTTTTTTGTTTTCTGAGACAGCCATTTTATCCAGCTCCCATCTATGTTTTCCTCATTTTAACACAGTCCGTCACGCCGTGCAACAAAAAATTTTTTAAAAAGGGGGTTGACACGTCACGCCGTGATGTGCTAATCTAAGGTCGCGGTCAAGCACGACACGCCGTGATGCAGAACGATGAAAGGGGAACCACCCCGAACAATGGAGGTACAAAATGATCGAAATAAAAAATATTCTCAACAGCCTACGCGATAGTGTTTTATCTGGCGAGATCACACTTTATGAGGCGGCCGAAGAATTGAATGAAAGCGGATGGACAAATTTTATTGACGAGGAAAAGACCCGTAGTCTCCTCAAACTGTGAACAATGGAGGTTACAAAATGGCAAGCTACAGAATCGAGAAGAACGCACAATATAACAGCAATGAAATATATTTTGAAAGCAAACCCGCCGCTGAGGTTTTAACCGCTCTGCGCGGTCTGAAAATGCGTTGGAACCCCAAAAAGGGTTGCTGGTACGGGTTCGCCGCTCAGAATGACATATTAGCGGCCATCGGTGAGCATGATAACGAGCTGGGCGGCACGATCTCCGAGGGCTACCTTGGGGCTACCCGCTGGGACGGCAACAAGTCCGGTAAATACCTGCACGGCGCGGAACTGTCAAAGGCGATCCGGGAGGAACTGAAGGCCCAGGGCATTAAGGGCGTTTCCGTAAGCTGCAAAACGTTTGCCGGCGGTCAGGAAGTGACAACAAAGGTCAAGGCCACGGCCGCTGACTTCATCGGTCGTGATGAATATATAAATGATTATGCCGCTGGCAAATACGGCCTTAACGCTGTCTGGTTCTACACCGAGGACGGCGAGAGTGTTCACCGTGATAAGCTGTTCAGTCTCTCAAATGAGGAACAGCGGCGCATAATCAGGAGCCACGCCGCCCGCGAGTATGATTCCGCCGTTTCCGGCAGTCGCGACATTAACCATTACAGGATTGATGACAATAAAATCTATACTGAGGCGTTCCGCGCAAAGCTGCACCGGATAAACGCAGTGCTGGACGCATACCACTACGATGACAGTAACAGCATGGTTGATTATTTCGACACTAATTTTTACCGCAATATAACGGTTGTGGCGGCGTAAAGCCGCCCCCGCCGTATGATTTTAAGGAGGCACAATATGAAAAACTTCTATATCGCGTTTTCTGCGCAGCTGGACGGTAAGTATTGGGCAGGAACTATGACAGTCAGCAGCAATGATAACATCATGAACATCTCGCAGAGGATCGCCAGAATGCAGACCGCTAACCTCTGTGCAACAAGAAAAGCCGCTGAAGAGCTGGCGGATTACTGGAATGAGTGTTTTAAACGTAACGGGACGAGCATTTACACGGAGGGCATAGCATAATGCGTTATCAGGTTATTACATGGACGTGGGGCACAACGAGCGGCGGGAGTTTCGAGCATTTAGCCCTTTACAACCCAGCCAAAACATGCTTAAATCAACTCAGGAGGATGAAAAGATGCTATTCTGTTATAAATTTGAGCTGAAGCAATATATAATCAATGGCGAATATAAACACTTTGATACATACATAGAGGATATATCATTTAGTTCGGCCCTAAGAAAAGTCAGGCAAATTTACGACGACTGCGAAATTGAGCAAGTATACAGAGGAACTTTGAACGGCTGGGAACTGTTGAGCGGATGGGAAGAGTCCAATAAGCCCGTTCTGTCCCCATCACCGGGTTCTGCTGTACATCACCATTATTTTGCTTGCCCTTCTTGCGGTCACAAGGTTGGCGGCTTTATCATCATCGGCGAAGGCGAAAACGACTGGACCACACACAAAGACAACTACTGTCCAAACTGCGGGCACAGGATTATATGGGATGGGGTAGACTTCTCTGACATTTACACAATTTAGAGCCTTGCCGCCCATAGTGGCGGCTTTTTGATGCCACTTTGATGCCACTCGTTTGCTTTTTGTCGCAAGCGTGGGGGTTTGCCCAAGCGTAAAAAGTCCCTAAATATCTATATAAAAATCGGGAGACGATCGGGGACTTCCGGCCGATATGATTTCAATCTGAATTGCTTGCCGAAAGGTTGGGGATACTGATATAATAGCAATGGGCCGTCGATACGGCCCCTTATTGTGCGCAACTTTTTTGCAACTTTGCAATGCGGCTGGGTGCATATACAGCGTTGTTATACGGCCTCAAAATCGGCTAAATGCCTACGCCGGACGGCATGGCGAGGTTGCTAAATACCCTACTTCAGGGGTTCGAATCCCCTATGCTCCACCATTTAAAAACGCCTGAATCTCTAATGATTCGGGCGTTTGCTTTTTTCGTTGCAACTCGTTTTGCAACTTTTTATTTTATCAGGTCTCTAAATACGTCCTCGACCGCCTGAGCCGTTCGTGCTGCCTCCCCGTCTACCTCATGACCATACTGGCCAAATGTATCCATCGTTTTGGTGTGACCTACCATGTGTTTAAGGGCCTGCTCTGGTACTTCGTCCTGTAAATAGCTGATATTGGTATGTCGCATCTCATGGATTGTGACGGCGGTTAAGCCGTGCTGCTTGCGATATGTGAGCCAGCGGCGGTATATGTCATTAGGGACGCTCTGTGTGCCGTCGGCCTTCGGAAATAGCCACGGAGAAACTACGCCGGCAGCCTTTAGCATATCCAACTGATCGCGGATTATTTGTTTGGCAATTGGTGGCAGCACCGGGGAGCGGTGAGCTGTCCCATTTTTGCCGCTTGTGACCTCCTGCCTACTGTTGATTGAGCGCCGCACGGTCAATCGCTCACCGTCGTAATCGGAGCGCTGAAACCCCGCTACTTCCCCGCGGCGAAATCCCATCACGCAGGCCAAACGCCAGGCGTTTATATACCAGCACTTTAGAGGTCGCCCGTATCGCTCAGTCGTGTCCACTGTAAATAGTGTGCGTATGTCGTTTCGGTTCATGATCTGCCGCTTGCCGACAGGCGCGTCCTCTGGTATTTCAAGAGTTTTGATCTCGCGGATTGGGTATCCTGCATCGTCACAGTATGCAACAAAACCAGTTATTGCAGAGCGAATATTCTCCAACGTTTTCCGGGACAATGGTTTGCCGTTATATTTAGCTGCGGCGGCGTGATCGATAACCCCTTTCCAGTCCAGCTGCACTATGGCAGACACCTTCTTGTGCTCCAAATATGGCAAGATATGATTGCGGCCCAGACTTTCTAACTTCACAGGCCACTCGCTGGACTTGCCCTCTTTGCGCTTGCTTTCCACAAACTCGGCATAGGCGGCGGCAACTCTAGGGTCTTTGCCGGTCAGTCCCTTTTCCAACCACTCATCCGCCTTGCGTTCGGCTTCCAGCTTGCCCTTCCTGCCCGGCTTGCATGACGTAAACTGTTTCTGGGTGCCGTCCCTCTGCACCTTTATTATCCACTGCCCGGCCTTGCCCCGGTTCGAGTAGAATGTTGCTTCGTTTTCTCTCAATTTCCTTGCCATTTCCAAAATCCTCCTTTAACTCTCTGGTCATTTATGTTAAAATAGAGGATGCAAAAAGTAGCCCCTGACAGGACTTATTTTGCACCCGGAGCCGTTGGTGTTCCCGCACCGCGGCTCCTTTATTTATTCATGGGTATATACTATTTCGTCGAGCTCATCGGCTATCTCATCGTATCCGTAATATTCTTCGTCCTCAACCTCGTCGGAAAGATTGCTCAAATCTTGCAGTAGATCATCGTATTGATCGGAAACATAAGTAGAATCTTTACAAAGTTCATTATATTCCTCAAGTAATTGTTGATAATCGTCATATGAAACTTGCGGTTTGTCGTTGAGACTGCGAGCGTAAAGCACGGAAGATATAATGGCTATTGCAACAATACTCGCGATAATACAGTAACGCTTGCTCTTAGCATAAAATGACTTTACAAAAAGGGCAGCTATCGCGCAGAGTATTTGTGCGGCAATTATCGTGCCAACTGTTTCGCACACAGCCTCCCCAAAGGTCATTTGACCGTTGGTAATACCGAGCAACGCCTTGACAGCCACATATATAAAACCTAAAATTGTGGCTTTGTAATCTAAGAGCTTAATTGCGTCATCACAACTCTTTGAACATTCCGGGCATAGACCGTCAGTAACATACTCAACTTCTTTTCCGCAGTGTGCACACTTACTCATTGTTCCCCTCCCTATATCATTGCCACCACATTACTCGCGGTCTGTATCCATCCAATGCTAGGATGCGTCATATCATATACCAGCATTCCTATGACCGCCGCCATAACAATAAAAGTAAATACCGCTATTATCATTATCGTGCGTTCCAGCTTCTTTATCTTCCGCTCCCTGTATTCTAACCCTCTTTCGTATAACTGCGTCAATCCTTCCGGCTCACACACCCTATCCTCGTCCAGATCGTTCAGGCTCCCGCCCATGGCCTTTACCAGTTTGTAGACCGTATCAAACCCCGGATTTTCCGTTAAGCCCTGAAGCACGCGGTTTACCGTGGCAACGGGCACACTACTTTTGTCCGCTATCTGCTGCGCCGTCATATTACTTGCGTCCTTCATGGCGCGTAAATGTTCATATAACAACAAATGGTATCACCTTCTTCATTTATGTGTGGCGAAAAAACAAGAATGTTAGCGAAACGCTTCTTTATGAGTATTGATTAGAGCGGTATAAATGCTATGCTTTATTCAGGACGGTTCCCCGATGCTTCTCCACCGTCTTAGGCGGGGGTGAGAAATCGCCCCTGCCGATTAAATTTGAGGCACGATTTGTGCAACATCGTTGAGCGCAGTCCCTCTTATGGTACTCTCATACAAAATCCCCCTTTCTTTTTGAATCTATCGTGTTATTATCAAAACAGAACAAGTGTTTGGAGGTAGAAAGATGACTGAACATGAAAAAGAACGAGCTTTTATTGAAGCTTTAAAAGACCCCGAAAAATTCAAAGCTATTTTTGCGATAATACAAAATGATCGACGAGAACGCGGGCTTCCTGAGATAATTCTCTGTAAGCCAGTATAAGCTTATACTCGTTTTCGGACACAAGCCTATGAAGATTCTCGACCTCTTGACGCCCATACAGGTAATCCATATCAACGTTGTATATGTCGGCTATCGTTTCGAGCAATTCATCATCAGGACGACGCTCATCGCGCTCTACCATGGAGATTGTGCTTCTTGACACTCCGACAAGTTTCGCTAATTCATCCTGAGTATGGCCATGCTCTTTTCTCAAACACTTAATTCGGCTACCAAATAAAGCCATTCAAATCACCTCGACACCACTATAACACAGAGAGTGACAAATGTAAATAAAAAATGTTACAAATAGTGTTGACACGTTTAGTGTCATGGTGCTATACTTAAAACACAGAAAAGAATGGGAGGTGAAAATCATGCCCACGCGAGAAGAGATAGGACGTAGGTTGCGCGAATGCCGCAAGACAAAAGGTATAAGTAGCGAAAAAGCAGCTATTGAAATGGGGCTTACGGCATCGTCCTTGCGAAAATATGAGAGTGGCGAAAGAACGCCTCGTGATGAAGTCAAAATCACAATCGCTGATTATTATGGTACGAGCGTACAGGCAATTTTTTTTGATGTAGCATGACACTATGCGTGTCAAACGCGAACGATTAACAAACAAAGACACACTATTTAGAGATGATGAACGGACGGCATAGGTGTTGACCTGCTGGGGGAGGGATAGCATGCAAAAAGCGCTTTTGTCATCGAAAGACATGAACTGGTGTACACCTCAAAAGTTTTACGACGAGCTGAACGAGGAATTTCACTTTGTGTTGGATCCGGCAGCCACTGCTGAAACGGCGAAATGCTCTTTGCATTACACGCCAGAAACGGACGGGCTTTCGCAGAGCTGGGATTGCGGTGGAGCGGTATTTTGCAATCCGCCATACGGACGCGAGATCGGCAAATGGATCAAAAAAGCATACGAGGAATCGCAGAAAACTAAACATCCGATAGTGCTGCTCATCCCGGCACGGACGGATACAAGCTATTTTCATGACTACATTTATGGCAAGGCAGAAATGCGCTTCTTGCGAGGACGAATTCGATTTACCCATAAAAACGGAACTACATATAATGCGGCTCCATTCCCATCAATGATTGTTATATATAACAGCCAGAAGGACTAAAGAAATGAAAAAGAAGAAACTACCCACCTACACCGTCCTGATCCGCACGCCCGCCTGCCGGAGGGCTGTGGTAATGGGAAATATCATCGCAGGAGGATGAGACAATGCAAAAAATAAACATATCACAAACCGATGCGCCCATGCAGAGGCCGTATGCCAAGCTGCGGGGCCTGCTGAAAGAATACGACTACACACAGGCCGACATAGCCCGGAAACTGGGCTGTTCACGCTATTATCTTGGCGACCTGATGAACGACAACAGGCCATGGCCGCTACCTTATTGTTACGCCATTCTCGATATGTTCCGGATAGACCATTCTGAACTTACAACTTATTTTCCCGCCGGAGGTTACGCAGCATGACAACGGCAATCATACCACAGGATACAAATCTGCAACTACCCGCCGCAATGGAGGGAGCCAGTGCGTTTGAGGTGTATGTGTTTATGCACCGGGACAACCGCACGATAGGGCAGATAAAAAAAGTGTGGCCGAACAAAGGTATCCAGCAGATACGCGACGCGATGGACAAGGCTCTGCGGTTGGGTTGGCCGTATATACCAGCCGACCAACTTCCGCGCTTGCCAGATGACGGCCTACGGTATGACGGCGGAGGATTAGGCCCCGAAAGCAAAGATAAAATCAATCATGGTGTAGAGCACAAGCCGTCAAGGCCAGAGCCGCCAATTGCAGTGCAGCAACGTGTCTATGATATGGCCGTGGCGGGCTATACAAACAAGCAGATAAGGGCGGCAACCGGGCTAAGTGAAGATAGAGTGCGCAAGTATTCCGATGGGCAACTAAAACGGGGGAGGAGATGGAACAACAATGAAACTAATGTTTAGCTGGGGAGTATTCTTCACATTCTGTGTGCCGTTCCTGATGCTGGGCTACGTGGCCGGATGGGAACGCAGAGGAAGAAAACGGGGGCGCAAAAATGCACGTCGAATATGACAATTACGCAGATGGTTACGCCTATTGTCCGGCCTGCAAGAAAACATTTCCCCGGTCTGCGATAAAACAGATAGTTTATCCAGCGACAAGGGACGATCCCGAAGAGCGCGTTTACGTTTGCCCCTGCTGTGACAGCGAAGATGGCGACTTTGAAGATGCCTATCAGTGTACATTTTGCGGAGAGTGGCGCGGCTGGGAGCAGATGAGCGACAAAGACGACATGTGCCGGGAGTGCTATGACAAGGCTTTACGGCAGCTCAGGCGTTACGCCGAGCGACAGGAGACGGGGGACTGCACTGCGGTGCTCAATTACCTCTTGGCGGGAATATAGTTTTAATCGTATCAATACGTTTCTAAGCCGCCTTACACGGCGCAGAGGACTAACCAATGGATAACACACAAGCCCCGCAGAGGGGCAGAGAGGAGGCCAAACAGGAGTGGCACAGATACTAAAGTTTTTTGATGCCGAACATGAGTATGTCGTGGGCGACAAAAAGATTCCGGCGGTCAGCGAGATACTGCGGTTTCTGCCGCGGGAGATGTACTCCAGCATATCGCAGTATACACTGGACAATGCCGCCGACAGAGGCAAGCGGGTACACAAGGCTTGCGAGGTGCTGGACAAGTACGGAGAGGCAGAGATTGAAAAGGACATTGAGCCGTACATTAAGGCTTATATCCAGTTTCGCAAGGACATAGCCCCGGAGTGGACACGGATTGAATACGCCTGCTACGTGGACAATGACACACTGACCGCAGCAGGAACGCTGGACAGGTATGGCAAGGTTAAAGGTGGACAGGCCATTGTAGACCTTAAAACTACCGCCACGGTACACAAGCCCTATGTGGGCGCACAGCTTAACGGCTACAAGCTTATCGCCGAGGCCAACGGTTTAAAGGTGAACGCTCTGTATTGTCTGCATCTGCGCAAAGACGGCACGTATAAGCTGATTGAGATGCCTATAGATGACACAATTTTCCGGGCATGTTACGCAATTCACAAGATTTTTGAGAAGAAAGAGAGGAAGAAAAAGTAATGGGGCGACCTGCCAAAGACTTGACCGGAATGCATTTCGGCAGTTTAACCGTCTTGTCGAGGGAAATAGTTTCGTCTACTGATAAGCGGGTGGCTTGGCGGTGTTTATGTTCATGCGGCAACGAAGTTATAGTAAAGTCAAATAATTTGCTTAGTGGACACAAAACAAGTTGTAATTGTTTTCGAAGCGAAAGGATGGCAAAGCTCAATCTCAAGCATGGTGATAGCTACAGCAGACTATACAACATATACGAAAAGATGAAGCAGCGATGCACAAACCCTAAGGATTGCAATTACGCCAACTATGGTGCTCGCGGTATCAAAGTGTGCGATGAATGGAAGAAATATGAGACCTTTAGGGACTGGGCATTATCGCATGGTTACTGCGACTACTTATCTATCGACCGCATAGATGTGAACGGAGATTACAGCCCAGAAAACTGCCGTTGGGCAACAGGAAAAGAGCAAAGCAACAATCGGAGGAGCAGCGTGAAGTTAGAGCATAACGGTGAAGTGCGTACACTCGCAGAATGGTGTCAGCTTCTCGGACTGAATTATAAGACGGTTTCAAGGCGTTATCTTACTGGGAAATCAACAGAACAAATATTATCAAAGGAGAGCTTAAAACATGGAAGAAGTAAGAATAGAGCAGCAGCCAACAACTGACATTGCGGCCGTAGAGCCTCAGAGCGCGCTCTCTACCACAATCAACTACCTCGACAGTAACGCCATGAATAAGGCGTATAAAACGGCAAGTATACTTTCTCGTTCAGACTTAATGCCAGAAGCGTACAAGGGCAAGCCGGAGAATGTGCTCATAGCTATGGACATTGCAAGTCGCATGGGGTGCTCATTGAGCCTTGTTGCACAAAATTTATATATCGTAAAAGGGAAACCCGCATGGAGCGGACAGTTCTGTATAGCTGCTGTAAATAGCTGCGGCAGATTTACCCCATTGAAGTTTGTTGACGTAGAAGAAGGCGGAGGAGGCTGTTACGCTATGGCAACACGGTTAGTTGATGGCGAGGTGTGCTGCTCTCCGGCAATAACTATGCAACTTGCGAAAGATGAAGGCTGGCTGGACAAGGCTGGTTCAAAGTGGAAAACGGATTTGCGGCATCAGATGATGCGCTATCGTGCGGCGGCTTTCTTTGCAAGGACATTCTGCCCGGAAGTGCTGTTAGGCCTACAGACCGTCGAAGAAATCAAGGACGTTAAGGGCGACGAGCCCGAGAAGGTAACAATTAAGCTCAGCTAAGGAGGAGAACATGATTAAGGTAACGGTAAAAAAGGGGAAGGCGAGTTCCAAAATACGAGCCCAGGAGGAAGAGGTGGCATTGGCAGAAATTATTCTGGCCGTACATACGATGGGAGATTGTCTACACAATTTCCATACTGAACACAACCTCTCTGATAAGGTTTTCGAGTTTACTAAGAAAACGGCGTTGCTGGCATTTGTGGATGGCTGTAACGGCACTGACCCGCAGGAAAGGTATACACACGATGGTAATTAAAGACGGTTTAAAAAGATTGTATGTTGGCAAGCTGGTGCGCGACCCGGAGTTTTCAACCTTCGGTTCCAAGGGGTATCCCAAGATGCGGACTGCAATCGCCTACGACAAGGAGGGCGTAATCAATGTCAACGCGCTGTTTGCCGCAGTGGACGCATGGCGCGGGTTGCAAAAGGGCGATTACGTCATAGTGTCGGGTACGCTTAGTAACTATGAGGGCAAGGACGGAAACAAGAGATGGTACCTTGAGGCGGATTTTGTGACAGCCGACCTTTCTACAATCTATCGCAGATTTGCGGAACAGCAGCTCCCCACGGACATTTCAGGATTCAAGGAGATAACGGACGACGATTTGCCGTTTGATTGATGGAGGTAGGGCATGAGCGTTCTTAGTTTGATAGCAACTAAAAACTATATTGCCGTAAACAAGCGACTGGCAGTCGTTGTAGGGCTTCATGAGGCGATAATGCTCGGGGAACTTGCCAGTGAATATGAGTACTGGAAAGAGCGTGGCGAAGTTAGTGAAGATGGATTTTTCTTTTCCACTATTGAGAACGTCCAATGCAACACCACCTTATCAGAAAAACAGCAACGCAATGCGTTGAAGAACCTATCCATGCTGGGTTTCGTTGAAACGAGAGTTAAGGGCATTCCAGCGAAGCGGTTTATACGGCTCGATGAGAATAATCTGACCACTTTTCTGGCGAACAAGTTCCGCCAAAATGGCGGAACAGGCACGGCAGAAATGGCGGAACTGGATACGCCAAAATGGCGGGGTAATAAAAATAAAGCTAATAAAAATAACAATAAAAAAGAGAGAGGGGACAGGCCCCTCATACCACCCACATTTGAGGAAATCTCAGAGTATATCCGGAGCCGTGGCAGCAAGATCGATGCAAAGCGGTTTTATGACTTCTTCAATACCCCTGATGATAAAGGTAGGACATGGATTGACAGTAACGGCAAGCCTGTCCGCAATTGGAAACAAAAGGTAATTACATGGGAAGGGCGGCAGGCCGCCGACACAACAAAAAAGGCAGTCCAACCCCCGCCGCCGGAAGAACAGAGGGACTACCACCAAAAGATGGCGGAGCAAACACGGGAAGCTATCAAAACACTGAAGCAGGCGGAGGAAATGGAGGATAAACGGCGTGAAGTCTTGCGTGAGTACTTCGACAGAACTGGAAAGAGCGTTGTTAGGCTCGATGCTGATAAGCCGTGAAGCCTTTGAAAAGGGCTGCGGTTGCCTGCGTGTTGAGGATTTCGGGGAAATAGAAAATCAAATCATTTTCAGCACCATGCAAAAGATGTTCCGCGACGGTACGCCGTGCGATAACATTACGCTGATGGATGCGCTGGGGACTGATTTACAAACGGCAGGCGGGATAACCTATATCACCAAACTGTCCCTTGCCGTCCCCTCTGGTGCTAATGCCGCATATTACATCAATGGCGTTATGGCTGCTTCTGGCCAACGGCATCTTGTGGCCGGATTGCAGCGGGTACTTGACGACATTAAAACCGGTGCGGATTCTGACTATATCTCCGACGCCCAAAGCGTCATTGACGGAGTAAAGGCTATAGGCAGCGGCACAGTAGCCCCGGTAGGAGATAAGTTCCTTTCGGCGGTGTTGAGCATAGGCGCTAAGGACAGCGGCCTCAAGACGGGATTCCTGGCGCTGGATACTAAACTGAGGGGACTGAAGCCGGGACATATGACTGTAATCGGATCCCGCCCCTCTATGGGCAAGACCTCATTCGGAATGAATATAGCCGTAAATGTGGCCATGCAAGATAGGGTGGTGGCGGCGTTTTCTCTCGAAATGAACGAGGAGGATATCATCAGGAGAGCGGTTATGAGCACTGCATTGTACAGCGACATTGACGCACAGTCAGGTGATCCGAAGCAGGTAACTTTAGCGGCTGAAACTGCGGACACGTTAAGCAAAACCAAGCTGTATGTCATAGACGATGCGCTGACCGTGGACAGAATGAAGGCTCGTTGCTATGCCATACGACAGCAAGAAAAAGCCCTTGATCTGGTGGTGATAGACTATCTGGGCTTAATACAGGGCCGGGGAAAAACCCGTGATAGAGTCACAGAAGTATCGGAGATTAGCCGGAGTGTGAAGCTGATGGCAAGGGAACTGAATGTGCCTGTACTGATACTGAGCCAGCTTTCCCGCAACCCCGAGCAGCGCAGCGATCACCGGCCCATGCTGTCAGATCTTCGAGAATCAGGAGCCATAGAGCAGGACGCGGATGAGGTACTTTTTCTCTACCGCCCGGCGGTTTATGACACCAGCAAGGACGAGAAGGAAGCAACCGTGATTATAGCCAAAAACCGCAACGGGCGGACCGGCGAATGCAACCTCTTGTGGGACGGCGAACACTTCAGGTTTTATGAACACGAGATAGATTTCGATGCGATAGGAGAGGACGAACAAATATGTATGTAGAGATAAAAGATGTGGATAACGTGCTGAACCTTTATGACGTGGACGACGAGGTAATATCCGCAGTACACGACATACCCCCGGCTCGCGTTATAAGGCCTCAAACAAGCCGTTGGATATTAGACAGGCGGTATCAGGGCCGGAACAAGGTGCAAGTTTTCTGCGCTGTTTGTGGCCGCTACGAGAAGCGGAGCCGTAACGCCTACTACAAGCACGGCAACAAAACGGGCCTGCACTACTGCCCCGGCTGTGCTGCGGAAATGGAGGGGGAGAAGTGATTTACATCGGAATAGACCCCGGAAAAAGCGGTGCGTTTGCCGCAATAGATAAAGATGGACAATGTGCCGTTGCCATACCGTGGGATGCACAAGAGTTTATTAAATTCGCAAGGGCAAGCAAGCACACAACAATGACAGCTTGTGTTGAAAAGGTCGGCGCAATGCCGGGGCAAGGTGTTACCTCGATGTTTAATTTCGGAAAAAACGTGGGATACATCGAGGGAGTGCTTGAAACGCTTGGTATACCTTATCAGCTTGTACCACCTCAGAAGTGGAAAAAAGAATTTTCCCTTGGTAGCGATAAAAAGCAGAGCATAGAAGTCTGCAAACGGCTGTTCCCTGATATCAGCTTAAGGCGAACGGACAAATGCAGAACGGATGATGATGGAATGGCAGAAGCGTTATTGATGGCTGAGTACGCAAGGAGGAAATTTTAAGTGGAGTACAAAGTAGAGGTATTGGAAAAGGCCGTTAAAACTTATGGTCGTATGCATCAGACGATAAAGGCCGCAGAAGAATTGAGCGAATTGCTTGTCGCACTGAACAAGGGGCTGGGTATGATGAAGATTCCATGGGAAACTATGGACAACATCAGGGAAGAATGTGCCGACGTGGAAATCATGCTTGGTCAGTTAAAGATAATCTTCGGCGACTGGTCTGACTGGACGCACGACAAGATGGACAGATTGGAGGATCGGATCAATGCAATCAACGAAACGAAAGAGAATGACTGCTGAAGAGCGGGAATTGTTCGCTGCACTGTTCGCGCTGGATAATATTCTCGACAAGTTTTCCGGAGGATATCAGAGGCTATGTCAACGCGTACCCGGGTGCTGGCGGGACTACCGCATAGCGCAGAGCAGGATAGCAAGTGTTATCACAAGGCTGCTGGATACTGTGCCTGTAGAGCAGCTATTGACCGTCAAGCGACAACTCGACCTAACCGAAATCCGCATAGGCATTAAATCCGCAGCGGGTCGGGACAAGAATTACTGGGTGATGAGCTATGACGATCTGGCCGATCTTGCAGAGTACGCCACCAAAACCGAGTGCTTTACCTGTGACGGCGCGAAATATAATTGCCGACTGCGGCAGATACTAAAGGATTTACCCATACAGGGCGTAAGCAACCTTGTTGTAGGCTGCTGGAAAGGAGATATAAAAGATGGAAAATTGTTGTAGGGAAGCGACTGTAAGAGAGTACATTGAGATGTTCGGCAATACCGAACTTTGCCACGACTACAAAGAAGAAGCAAAAAGGGCGGTTGAGCTTTACGTCAAGGAAAAACAAAGAACGCAGGAGGATTACGGGCAGCAAATAAAAATGTTGGAACGGCAGATAAGGAAAAGGGATATTATTATCCATTGTTTGGTGCGATGTGTTGAGGTGCCAGAATAACCCGGCGAGCACAAATGATAGAGTGCGCCGAGGTTGCGGAACATGGCATGATACAGACGCAAACCCACCGGGACATGTGGCAAAACAATCTGGTGTGGTGGCTTTGCAAGGCGGTGAAACTGCTGTTGGAAGAAAGAATAAGGGAAAGGGTAGAGCAATGAAAAAGTACACGCAAGCGGATTTTGACAACTTTGAAGTAGATGAGTATGGTCACAAGATATGCCCTGCTGGGGATTATACCGCAATAAAAGGCTTTGGTGAGCAGTGCAGCTTTGGTGAGTGGTGCAGCTTTGGCGAAGGGTGCAGCTTTATTGAGCAGTGCAGCTTTAGTGAGGAGTGCAGCTTTGGTGTGGGGTGCATCTTTGGCAAGTGGTGCAGCTTTGGCGCGCTGTGCAGCTTTGGTGTGAGGTGCATCTTTGGTGTGAGTTGCAGCTTTGGCAAGGGGTGCAACTTTAGCGAGGAGTGCAGCTTTAGTGAGGAGTGCAGCTTTGGTGTGGGGTGCATCTTTGGCAAGTGGTGCAGCTTTGGCGCGCTGTGCAGCTTTGGTGAGCAGGTCGAACACCTTCTGCTTGAAGGCCTCGTACTCCTCCAGCAT